TAACGTGCAGTCCATGCTTCTTGTGCATTGTCATAAGCGATGGCTGAGCCCTCGTTCTTGACTGGTGCTTGACCGAAGCCAGACAGCTTTGTCTCTTCTTCAAAGCTACGCTCAGATGTCTCTGTTTCGTAGATTTCTTTGTGCTCTTCGCCGTATTTAGCGTACTCAAGACCGAACAAAGCGTTCAGGCCGGGGAGTAATTCTTTGAGCAGTTGTGCGCGTGAAATAGCCATGATTTAGCTCCTTAGATGCCAACGGCGTTAGTGAAAGCGGAAGCGCCGGGATTGAACTTCACAAACACTTCTGTGTATGTGTCGGTCAATGGAGAAGCGAAACCGATGATCTTAAACGCAGCGGCAGTAGTAACTACTGTGCTTTCCAAGGCGCTGGTAGAGTTACCTGTACGGGTGTTACCTGTAGAAGTAGACTGCGCAGCAGCAAAGAAGGTGTTTGCGCCAAGAGCGGCTTGAGTTACTTGGCCATCCAACTGAGCTTGGTAAGTAACGTTAGGGTCAGTGATCACGTATGCAGTCACCACGCCGGTTGTGCCGGAAGGGTAGTACTGACCGTAAATCTGCTGGCCTTGTGCGTTGATGTAGGATGCACCAACAAAAATGCCCCAAGCACCCAAACTAGAACCACCAAGGTTGTTGGTAGTTAAGTCTGCGCCGGTAGCTGTAGACAAAGCGATATAACCGTCTGCGTCAATGATAACTGCTTGTCCAAAAAACAAGTTAGTACCAGCGCCGCTAGTTGGGTTAATCAAGAACTGACTCGTAGCGCCAGCATAGGGCATGCCGTCGTTACGATTTATGGCTCGTAGGCCATAGGGGGTATTGGTCATTGACATTTAAGTCTCCAAAAAAATTTAAATACCTTTTCCGAAAGTGACCGTGGACTTACGTTCTTTGAACATGGGCATCCGTGGATCATTCTCGCGCATGTATGTGTTGTCAACTGATTGCATCTGGGCATCCGCTTGTTGGCGATAATACGCATTACGCTGTTCAGTAAACTCCACAGGTGTTTTGCAAAGCAGCAGGCCACCTACCTCAATACTGTCTGGAAATTTTGCAGCAGCAGAATTAAACAGACGAATCTCGGGATGATCAGATGCTTTAACGGGCTCCCAGCCCTCAGCCAGTTTCGAGGAATAGTTCGTGGCGTCATCTTTTCCTTGCGACGCAATTCTGATCCAGCGAAACGCATAACCCTCTTCCGGCTTCGGATCGGGTAGAAGTTTGGGGGGCATCCATTGTTTAGGACGCTCCGCCTTTTCGCGGGTTTCAAGTTCGCGTGGTGCGCGGTTAGTTTTTTCCATTATGTTTTCCTCATTTCTTCAGCAACTTTACGGGCGTACAGTTCCAATGGAACTCCCAACCGCTTAGCGATATTCACCTGGGTCTGCGTAAGCACGATTTTGCGCGGTGCTGTACTACGCGTTGCAGGTGCAACGATGTTGGATTTAGTGCGTTGAGTTTTAGCATCAACGGACTCTCCGGATCCAAACTGTTCCGAGAATCTGTCCCTAATGTCAGCGTCGATACGTCGATAGTATTCTTCGCTGCCAGCGGGTATCCCTTCGCCTACCAAATCTTCATGCAACCCAAGGGCGTATGAAGTCATCCGTTTGTTAGGTCCAAACCACTGGTTCTTTTCAGTCCAAGCAAGCAGTTTGTCATCAATCGGTGCAGGTCTAGTAGGCTGCGGTTGCATTTGTACAGGAGTTTCATCTACCTGTAAAGGGGTCGGTTTAAAATTATTGACCTTATCGGCCTTCATTTTGGCGCCAGTCAGAGCTTCTTGAGCATTGACCAGGGCTTCTGAATCGCCGGATTCGTATGCAGCTTTGTATTGGCGCTTGGCTGTTTCCAGTTCATTGGCCACTACTTTTTTAGCTTGTTCAATTAAAGCCGCCTGATTCTGGTTAACAGAACCTTTCAGCTTTTTGTTCTCTTCGGCCATTGCCTGGGCAAAACGCATGGCCTCATCTTTTTCCCGTTGAGCTGCTTCTTTAGCCCGGCGTTCTTCGTGGTAGCCCTTTGTAAAATGCTTGATGCGCTTTTGGACGCCTTCGTCATATTTAGTCAGCTCATCTTCCGCAAACTCTTTAGGCGGTTCAGCCATAGGTGTGCGGCCACGGTCTGCTGGCGGCGTGTCATCAACCACTTCTATTTCTGTATCTTCTTCCGGCGCCACTACTCGGCCACCTTTACGGGCGTTAACTTCCACCTCATCGGGAAATTCAAATTCTGTTTTTTCAATTTCTGCCATGATCTACTCCTTAGTGAGGGCGTTGGATACCACGAGGGTCTTGCACAACCGCCTGAACGGAATCATCATTAATCAGGCGCCATTCGGTGCCGTGAATCTTCATGCGGGTTCCCGTGTTAGGACGTACTAACACAAAGTCACCCACTTTGCAGCTGGGCCCAGATGGGAATCTAGCCTTATCTGCAAAAGCATCAGGGCCAATCTTGGCAACAAATAGCACGGGGGATAGAAGCTCCTCGTGATGCATTGCTGTGGCAGATTTTAAAATCCCTGTTTCACTAAACTCTTCTTCTGCCTTAGGCAACATACACAAGATATGGTATGTAGCCGGGTCAGGTACTTGCTTGGCCTTCTCTTCCGTGGATGTATTTAGCAATCCAGAAAGATCTACGGCTTGCACATCAAATTCAGTCATCGTCATAATCCTTAAGTTTTCGCACAAGGTCAGCAATTTCCATCTGTGCGGTTTGCAGACCTCGGATAGTTCCGCACAGTTCTTTGTAATGCTCATGGGATTTAGCTCCACCAGCACTAACAACATCGACCAACTGCTGGACTTGCTCGTTCAGCTTCCCGTTCAAGATATCAAGCAGTTTGTGATCCATCATTCATCCTTGGAAGTATTTTGGTTGTTAACGTTTTCAGCCGTCGCTGCTTGGCGCATCTTCATAGCGTGCGCCTGATCTGCGTGAGACAACTTCTGTGCATGCACCTGGCCGCCGTGGGCCATGGCTTGTTGCTGCGTTTGTTGCTGCTGCATCGCTGCTTGCTGTTGCTGAGCCTGGGCTTGCTGCAGTTCCATTTGTTTAGCAGCCATCTCTAAACCGTGCAACTCTTGGGCTTGCATAATTTCTTGCTGCAAACGCATAGCCGCCATAGCTGGGTCTTCACCAGTTTTTGCCGCACTTTCACGCGCCTTGAGCGACAACTCTTCAGCTTTCAATTGCAGATCGCCTTTGACCTTAAGCAGTTTGGTTTCGGCATCTTGTTTGCGAATAGCCAATTCCGCTTGTTGCATTTGGACCACTGGGTCCTGAGCCAGCTGCTGAGACTGCTGCTGCTGAACCTGGCCTTTGCTTTGAGCCAGCAACTGGGTTGCCGCTTGAGCCACCAAACGAGAAAGCATAAGTTCTGCTTCTTCTGGCAGCTCCGAATCTGGCGCCGGCATTGGAACGCCCAACTGCTCTTCCACTTTCTTGCGGTAAGCATAGGCCAGGTGTTCTGCAATGTGCGCCTGGATTTCGGCCATCATCTTCTGAGCTTGTGGGTTCTGGCCAATCTGCGCCATCAACAATGGGTCCTGCATCATTGAAGTATGAACAGCAATGTGTGCGTCGTGGTCCTGGTAGATAAACGCTTTGGTTGGTTCGCCATTTAAGAAGGCCATGTTTTCGCTCACAGGGTCGCGCGGTTTCATGTCATCTTCCACTGGTACTAACTTGTCAGCATTCTTAATACCTAGCACTTCAATCATCTGTCTATGTAGAACAGGTAAGTTGTAAATCTGGGGAGCCTGCTGCGCCAGCTGGATAACAGCCTGGTACTGCATGATCCTCTGCGCCATCGTAGAACTATTAGGGTCCGACACGGGAATAACATCCACCATGTCGTAGTCTTCCCGCTTGGCCATGCGGTCGCCACTGGATGGGTCAAACTCATATTCACCTGGCGTGTTATCTCGAATGATTACACGCAGCAGTTTAAATTCCTGCTTCATGGAATAGTGAACGCGCGCCTGAACGGCCGACATGTTCTTAAGCTGACGTTCTAATAGCGCTAATGTCGTACCCACTGGGGCGTTAGCTGACATATCAGACACTTGCATATCCGCAATCGAGCCTAAACGTCTGCCTTCTTGGGTGATTTTGTCGAGCAATGCAGACAAAACCTGGCTCGGTTCCTTGTACGGCAACGTCATAATGTTGTCGCGCACAGTGCCAGAAGGCACATCTACATCCCTAAATTCGCCCGGATTGATGGGTGTATCGTCCCCTTTTATGCGTAATCCACGGGATTTAAGACCGCCAGGCAGGTTAGAAAGCGTGCCAGCGTCCACTAATTGGCGCAAAATCGACGTTCCAGCCCGTGCATAGCCACCAATTAGGTGAATTAAACCCAATCCATAGGCGCCAAAGCCAGGAACATACGTATATTGAACGAAATGCTGGCGCTTTAGCTTGCGATCATCGTCTTCTGACCAGTTTCTACGGATAGAAAGCACCTCTGTCGTGCCGCGGTCTATGGTAATCACGTAAGGTAGAGCAATTCCATCCTCATCTTCGTACCCTGGTAGGTCATAATCAATATGAACCTCCAAAATCTGGTACCGGTCGTCGTCCGTTAGGCTGTATCCCTGGTCTTCGGCCTTCTTTTTCTCTACATCTGTATGAATACTGACGGGTTCACCCAGGTCTACGTCACGATAGAAGCCAGAAACCTGTAATTTCTTAATATCATTTTTTGTTTTGCGCATTACGTGGGTCACACGCTCGGCATTGATGACGCTAGAGGCGCCATAGGGAATAATAAAATCTTCAGCAGGGATAAAAATAGCTACTTGACGCTGATACGACGGGTCAAAGTACACCTTTTTAAATGCCGCGCCAGCTAAACCCAATGAATACAGCATTCTTTCATGCTCGGGTCGGTACTCGGGCATAGCTTCCGTTAGCTGGAAGTTCATATCTTCCCGAACCCGCTCGGCCGCGTCTTCTTTCAGCTTATCAATAGCGCCAATGATTTCTGTTTTAACAGGGCCTTGGGCAGGGAACGTTTCCAAAATTGTTTCTGATTGAAACCGTACAGCAGCTTCGGTCAAAATGGTAGAGAAAACACCGCAAGCACCATTCCACGGCTCGGTTCTTTCTTCGTATTTCATGCCAAGAACGTCTAGTCCTTTGACATACATCTCAACCCATTCTTTTCTGGAATTAATATCTGCGTCCACCATCTCAATGATGTCAGTAGCTATCCCAGCTAACTTACCCGCATCCATTACATCGGCCAGGTTCTCATCAAACGATTCTTCTTCTGGCTCTTCCAGCATGTCAATGACCATGCCGTCCATTCCAATCTTCAACCCTTCAGGATTTTCAATTTCAATTTCCATACTGACGCTATCGTCTGGTATGTCAAGTGCATCCAACCCGAGAGGCGCTGGGTTGATGGATGGAAACATATTAGTAGCCATTATTTAATCCTTAATAGTAAACCGCTTTGCGGCGAAAGCTCTGCAGCTCTTCACGTTCGTCAGAATCCAAACGTAAAAACCCACCCTGCCTGAATCTTATCAGCGCTTGGGTACTTGAGTCCACCAAATCATCATGCTCGCCATTGGGGAAAGACGCCATCTGCTCTATCACTTCGCTGGCCCACCGAGTCTCCGGCGCCCAAACTTTTCCCGATCTAAATAAATCCGTTACCGAATTTAATCGCACAAACTTATCATTCCCCCGGCTAGGTGTGTATTCACTTACCAGTA